TCAACGGTCAACCCCCACCGATTCCAACGTTTCCGAAACATTCTCGACGGTCTGCGCCCACATTTTGCCCACATCCTGCGAAAACAGCAGACCGCCCATGCGCTCCGACAGGTCGTCCAGATCATCGTCGAACAGGTCGGCGTACACGTCCAACGTCATCGCGGCCGACTTGTGGCCGAGCTGCCGCTGCACGGTCTTGACGTTCGCGCCGGACTGCACCATGAGGCTCGCGGCGGTATGCCGCAGGTCATGGATCGTCATATGCCCGCGCTCGATGCCGGCCCTGCGCAGCGCGACCGCGAACCATCCGTCGCTCCTGGTTGGATTCCAACCGTTCGTCATGGGCTCGTCTAACGGCTTGCCCGGAGCCGTGAAAAGAAAATCCGACTGGCCACGTCCGTTGCATTGCCTGGCAAGCAATGGTCTGAGAATCTGCGGGAACATGACGACGCGCCCCTCATGGGTTTTCGGATCCGTCTCCACCATCTCGCTGGACAGTCTGGTGATGCTACGCCAGATACGGAGCCTGCATCGTTGCAGGTCAACGTCCTCCACACGCAGGGCGACGAGTTCGCCCCAACGCATGCCGCACAAGCCCAACGTGAGCACGATAGGCTCACGCCAGCCACAACGCAACGCCACCCGCGAGAGTTCGTCGGCTGCCAGATACACGTGTCGTCTGCGCTGTTTGCGCGGCAGTTCGATGTTGTCGCATGGGTTGTCGTGGATGCACTTGTCCTCCTTCGCCCTCTCCAAGAGGTTGCGCAGGAGGTTTTCGGCGCGGATGGTCACCGACGCGCTGCGCCTGCCGGCCAGATCGGTGACCCACCGCTGCACCTCGCCCCTTGTGATGGACTGGACTTCACGTACTCCCCATTGAGGCATGACATGCACACGCCAAGCATCTTCCAACGACTTGACGTAGCTTGGCTTGGCCTTGGTCTTTTTTGCGGCCAGCCATGGCCTCCAGAAGTCTTCGACCAAGCGTCGTCCGGCTTGTGGATCGATGTATGCTCCGACGCTTTTCGCGGTGGTGACGTTGGCTGCGCCCCACGCATCCGCGTCCATCTTGCGCCGGAATCCTCTTTTGCCTGTGGGCGTGCCGTCCGGCTTGCGGTAGCGCACTTCGTAGCGTTTGCCGCTTTTCGTCGCGTATTGGCGTATCGTGTAGGCCATGCCGCCTCCTTGTTTGCCGACTTTGCCAAGTATAAGGGAGGCGGGGCCGACGTGCATCGTCGGGCTCCGCCCGTGGCTGGCTCCCCGACACCATCGACCAATGGAACGCCAACCGTCCGGGCCGAGGCGTCGGCGGCGGCAGGCCACGCAAGCATCCGGCGGACGATGCCATATTGCTATTGACGGTTTGCGTCCATTCCGGAGAGGATTCTGTATATCGGCGGGATTGTTGGTATGGGGTACTGGCTCATGGTGTTGTTGATGTTGTCATAGAGGTAAGGCCAGATGGCGTCGTATACGGCTTGTTTCTCTTCGTCTCTTTCGATTGACTGGCCTTCTTGGAACGTGGCCTGGTAGTTGAGCGTCATTTCGAAACACACGCCGCCATCCCCTTGGGGCTGATCGTTTTGCCGGGAAACCACCTTAAGGCTTGCGTCGATGCATACAGGCCCGTCTAGGTCGCCGTCGGCATGCGTGAGCGGCACGTTCAGCTGGAAGTCAAATGCGTATGAGCCCGCTTGCTTCGGCATGTGTTCCAAGTGGATTTCGCTGTGTTCCGATATTTTCGAAAGTGATGTGATGGTTCTCATGCCGGAGTCGTCTCCACTTGTAGGGTTTTCTGCGCGCTTTGGCCCATCACGCTGATTTGAGAGATAGGCCCGTAGCTCGGGTTATGGATGACATAGCTGAATTCGATCTGGCCACACTCATGCGTCACCGCGACAGGCTCTGAATAATCGGCAGCAGATTCGGTGTCATCGTCGACGACTCGATGTTCGATGATGACACCGACCGCGTGCGCGTAACGGCGAATCTCGCCCATGGTGGGATCTTTGGTGCCTCCGTCGATGGCTTCGAGCTCGGTCACCGTGACGCCGATGCGTTGCGATACGGTCTCGGGATCGATGTGCTTGGCTTCGCGCATGGCGGCGAGCGCAGCCAGAAGCTGATCGTCGTTGGCTACGAGCCTGCGCGCGCGTTCGCGCAGATGCTTGTAATTGGTTCCACGCTTTCTCATGTTTTCTCCATCGTCTGCTGTGTTTTCAGTTTATGGTATCGGGGTGGTATTCGGTGAGGCCTGTCCATCCATCGTCACGGCATCTGTCCACTATTTGCCCCGCTTGGACTGCGAATCCCGTCTGTTTGTCGTAAAGTTCGATTTCGTCGCGTGTGCCCTTCTTGCACATAAGTCGCGCGCCGACTATCCATCGTTCCTTTCTGCGTTCCTTGTGGAAGAGCCGTGCGCTGATGCGTTGTGCTCGTTCGTCCTTCCATTCAGGCCATCGGATTTCGTAGACGCCTGGGGCATGGATCATGTCCTTGACCTCAAGGATCGGGACGAGCCGTCCTTCCATGGCTCTGCTTAGTCGGTTTTCGAATTCCGCTCTGGCCATGCTTTCCAGATAGTCGGCCTGTTCGCCTGAGCCGAATTGGTCGCTCACGTAGCAGTCCCACGCGTCATCGAGGGTTTTAGCATCGTCATTGACGACCCAGAACAGCTTGTTACGCCCCCAGTCGGAGCAGATCGACGGCGCCGGTTCCTTCGGCGGCGCGGGAACGGGGATTCGTAACATGCGTGGAAGTATATTCCGACCTCGGTACACAGTTTGTGCTTGCATCATCGGGAAGCGGCAAGTTCCAGGACTTCATCAGACTTCGGAAAGGCGTGTCGCCGCACCCTTTCGATTTGCGTTATTATGGTTGCAGTGCTACCATAGTTATATCACCAAGGAAAGGAGGTGGGCATGAAATGGACGGAAATCGCAACCGCGGTCAGCGCCATCGTGAGCAACGTGCTCTCGCTGGCCGCGATCATCATTTCGCTCAGGCGCAAGCCGCCGAGGCATAGGAAATGATCGAAGGTTCCGAGCGCTCGTACCGCCCGGAACCTTCGGGTTCCCATTCTATTTCATGGATCGCTATGAAGACAAGCACGTTGTTCTGCGTCTGCGCCGTCGCCTGCGCGCTCTCGTCGTTCGCCGCCGGCATGTCCGGCGAGCCGATTGTCGCCGGCCTGTTCGGTCTGGCGTCGGGCGGATGGTGCGTCGCCACGCTCCTCATGGCAAGGAGGGGCGGCGATGACGACTGAGTACCTCAGCTTCACGCAGCTCGCCGAGCGGATTGGAGTCAAGACCGGCGCGCTCGGTCACTACAGGCTGCCCGACCCCGACGCCCTCATCGGACGCACGCGCGGCTGGCTGCCGGAGACCATCGACGCGTGGAACGCCGCAAGGCCCGGGCGCGGGGTCGGCGGAGGGAGGCCGCGCAAACACGCCGAATAACAAGAAAAAGCCCCTCCCCCAGCAATGCTGAGAGAGGGGCGCATGTTAGAAAACGGGTGTAAAAAATTCCACGGATACTACAGTGCCGCAAATTTTTCCACACCCGAGGTTGAGTTTCCGGCGCGAGGTCGAGTCTCACGACTGTCAGGCGTTGCGTAGCGGATTGTAGGCGACGCCAAGACCGCTGGCGATGAAGCCGGCCACGGTCGAAATGTAACCGCCGACCGCAGCGTCACCAAAGGTCATGAAGCCAAGGCCGACGCACGATGCGATCAGGCCCAGCACGTAGACGACGGTACGCACCTGCTTCGAGAATACGGGCGTGTACGCACTGTCGGATTGCACGTCGTCGGTGCCATCCTCGCGCTCGTCGGTGAGATTGGCGATGGTTGTCTCCAGAGTGCTCTTTGCTGCATGTTCAGCCATTAATACCTCTCCTTTCAGGCTTTGACGAGATACCAGGTTGACTTGTCCGCTGGTGCCAGCGCGATGTAGCGGATGGCGCCGGAATACGCCGTGTAACGGCCCCAGATGTAGCCGTCCGCGACCGTGCCCCAATGGTCGAGGTTCACGGTCTGTCCACGCCCGTAGGAGGCCACGACCGTAGCGCCGGTAGACGGTGCGGAACGCACGTTAAGCGAGTCGCAGGCCACCACGTATGCGCCGGCCACGACATTCACGCCGCCTGCGTCCGTGGTGGTGTGAGAGGATTCCGCCGCCGGATGGGAGCCGGTCATGGAATCGTAATACGCCTGCGCCTTGGCCATATAGTCGGCGCACTGGTCCCCTGCAATGGATGCGGGGCAGGCGGTCGCGGAGAAATGGCTGTGCGGGAACACGTTGACGCCCCACTGCGGCCTGCCGAGGCCGTAATGCTTGCAGAGCGCGGCCACCAGATGCGCACCGTTGTCCAACGTCGCCTCGCTCAACATCCACGGGTCGGCCGAGATGTCCGCATGCTCCACGCCGATGCTGGTCAGGTTGGACGGCCAGTCGCCCGTATGCCATGCGGTATCGGTATCCCACACGTGCTGAGAGATGCGGCCGTCCGCTGCCACCTGGTAGTGCGCGGACGCCTCACGGGTCTGCCACACGTCGTAGATCTGGCGTGCGGTGAGGTTGCTGGCGTTATGATGCACGACGATCTTATCGATCTTGCACCCCTGACGGCCCTTGGTCATGTGCGTGGAGAGGATGAGATTCTCATCGGCCTCCAGATTCTCCCATGATTTCATATGTGTTTTCCTCCTTTTTTGATGGTTTTACGCCACGGCGAGCGTCCATATCATGACGGCCATCTCCAGCAGTCGCAGGAGCGGCAGCATGAGCAGGACGACGCAGACGAGAGTGAACGCGCCCAGAAGCAGCGTCACGACGCATTCGAGCCACGTCGGCACGTCACGGCCATGCCACAGCAGCCAAGCCACTGCGAGCAGCAGCGCGACGAACATGACGGCCACGGACGTCAACGCGAGCATGCCCAAAATCCTCTCCTTCCCGCCCCAAGTCAGGGGTAAATGGAAAAGCCATCCCGAAGTGGGATGGCTTTGAAGTGTGAAAATCAATGCCTGTGCGCGCCAAAATTGAAGACGAGCAACAAGGCGAGCAGTAGCAGGTATGCGCCGCCTGCGATCATGAGATGCGGCATTGCCGGTCCTCCAAATATTTTTCGGCGGCAGCGACTATCCAGCATTGCGCGTCCAATTTCTCAAGCTTCGATAGCTCGTAGCTGACGGCCTCGCTGTGGTCGGTGTCCTTGTCGCCGTAAATCAGTGAGATCAACGTGTTTTTGATGGTGTCGCGGCAGAGTTCGTCCAAACGTCCGTCGAATTTCTCGGTACGCTCGCCGAGCTGTCGGGTCTTGGCGAAATGCTGCGAGAGCGGCGAATCGTAGGACAATCGTTCCGGCCGCACGTGCGAGTACAGGCCGGTGGCCAACGCGTCCAAAGCGCCCGGCCATATCCTGAGCAGCAGCGTGATGAGGGCGCACGCGCCACCCACACCGCCGAAACCGGCTAGAAAATTTTGCAGCACATTACATCTCCTTTATGGAAAAGCCCCGCACGTGGCGGGGCTGTGGTTTGTTTAACACGGGTGGTCAGAGGCGTGGCAATCCGGCATGCCATGAAATCATTCGCTCCATGCAGGAATCTCGCCGTCGATTCTCGGTCCCGAAAGCGTGTTGATCCATTCGCGGATTTTGTGTGCGGCGACATTCATCCCCTTGGCATTAGGATGCATCGTATCGTACAGATACCCATTTGTCTTGCCGTCCGGCAGCCAGTTGAACCAGTCGCGCGCGACGTTGAACCCTTTGCTCTCGAAAAGCGTGTACACTTGATCAATGACGCTGCCGAACGAATTGACCAGATCATTGGACCACTGGGTCTGTGGCGCGACCTCGACGATGTAGATCAGCTGAGCTCCGGGCCATGCGGATTTAATCATGTCGGCGGTCTTTGTCATAGCATTTATCTGGGCATCCAGATCTGATTGGATGTGGTCTTTGTCGTTGCTCAGTCCGACGAGGAAAACTCGACGGACGGTCTTCCCCTGCGTCTTGCCGATGGCGGTCGTGACCTGATCGGAGAATGCTTGCTTTTTATCCGCAGCGTTCTGGAACCCAGCGCCGATAGCCGCGACATTGACGTTCCCAACCCCGTCAGCATTCGAGATCAGAGTCGTCCAGTTTTTATCCACCGGTGCTGTACTCCAAATCGCAGTGGTTGAATCGCCGATGAAGACATCGACGGTTTCGATTGATGCCTTGGCGAATAGGACGAGCCGACGTTGTCCTAAACCGGTACCATTCGGCGTAGGTTTGCCGCTGCTATCATAGGTCGGTTGGTTTATTCCGATGGTGAAATTCCCTGAGTAGATCCATTCGGCGCTTTCATCCATTGCTTTTGCTGCTGGACTAGCAGCGTAGGCGAGGACGATCGCACCTTGTGGGATACCACCTGAGGCCTCGCCTGCGTCCCCTGTTGGGCCTTTCAGATTCCCGACGTTAGACCATGCCATATTACACCTCTAAGCGTTGAAGGCGTACACGTTGCCGGTATCGAGGTCAAGATACAAGCTGCCGACCGGCACTCCGGTCGATGATGGAACGCCGTGTCCGTAGGACCATCCGAGACCGTCCTTGCCGGGCGTACCATTCGTACCATCCGTTCCTGGTTCGCCCTTATCGCCCTTCGGTCCCTGGATGGTTCCGACGTCCTTCCAGTCCGCGCCGACCGTATCCCACACGTACAGATGGCCTTTAACCAAATAGGCATCGCCTGCATTGCCGGTCGCATGTTCGGCCTTCAACGCTTCGAGGGAATCATACGAGCCGAGGATGGTGACGCCGGTACCGTCCTTGCCGGGCGCTCCGTCCGTGCCCTTATCGCCCTTCGGCCCCTTGAAGCTCACGCCGCTGATGACGTTGGAAACGTGGACGGTCGTGTCGTTGACGATGGACGTGATCGTGTACAGGTTTCCATTGTTGTCGGAGATCAGATCTCCTACCGTAATCGGAGCGGATGGCGAGAGCGCGCTCGTCGCCACGTCGCTGTTGCTTGAGATATTGATGTTGGCGACGTGCAGGCTCGTGCCCGCATCCCCCTTCGCGCCGTTCTTACCCGGATCGCCCTTGGGTCCTTTAAGGTTGCCGCCAGTCGCAGTCCATGCCATTTTCGCAATTCCTCCTTGGAAATCGAATCATTTATTTTGTGAGATGTGAGATGTGAGATGTGAGAAAATTCAGAGCCGGAGCTGATACACGTCGCCAGTCTCAAGGTCGATGTAAGTGTCGCCGACGATGCCTTGCGTCAGGTCGGACGGCCTGCCCATGCCGCTGCGGAAACTCAATCCACGCTCGCCTTTGCCGCCGAGCGTCACACCGGTGTCCACGCCGAACACCGCATCCGAATCGACAAGGCCGGTTATCATCCACACCCTGCCGGTCGAATCCACGCACGTGTCGCCGACCGTCACATTGTCGGACGGTCGCAATTCGGCGGCGGGCACATGCGCATCCGACGTGATGACGCCGGAATACACTCGCATGCTGTGCACGAGGCCGCCCGACGTGGCGGATGAAGCCCACGACGCCTCGCCCAATGTCGCGTAATCCAACGTCTGCACGCTGTGCGGCACGATCACGCGCCGCACGTGCGTGTAACCTTCGACCTGCTCGCGGATGGTCCAGCACCAGTCCCTGCCGGTCGGCTGCAACGAAACGAGCAGATCGCTCCCGTCGTCCGGCAGACGCGCCACGAATGGCAGCGGCAGCATGATGCTCTCGTCCTTTTGGACGACGCGGCTCGTCGGCGAGCAGACCACCAGTCCACGTGGAGATGAGCCGCCGTCAGTCAGACCATCCGGCTCACGGAAACGAAATCGTATCCTCGTCAATGTTCCTCCTTGCCCATGGCTTCGAGCACGTCGGCTGGAATCAGTTTCATCGCCGCCGACAATTGACTTTTCAAAATCGCGATCTCCTTTGAGAGCTGGCCGACCTGCATGGAAAGCTGGCCGATCACCTCGTTCGCGTCAGCAGGAATCTGCTGCATCATCCCTCCTTCATCGTCGATGGCATGAGCGACGCGAAGAATCGCTCCTCGCATTCGTCCAATTCAGCACGCATTTCGTCGGTGTCGAAAAGCCTTCCGATGGCCTTGGCGTCCACGCAATCCGTGTCGATGCCTGTGGTTGGCGTCGCATTGGCCGCTTCACCCGACAGCATGGCCGACTGGACGGCCGCGTCCGCGTCGTTGGTGATCGGTGGCAGTCCCAAAGCCGTCCGAGTCCGGTTGCGGGCGGCCGTCATCGGATCGTCCTGCACCTCACCACTGTCGGACATCATGGACACGGATTCCGCCGCGGTATCCGACAAGGCCGCCTCCAAGCCCTCATAGGCGGTCGTGTACGCGTTACGTCCTGTCTGCGGATCGTACGAGCCGTCCGATTCCCTTGCTTGCATCATGGCCGCGCAGGTTTCGGCGACGCTCGTCGTGCCGAGCAGCGCCCGCCATGCGGCGATAGCGTCCATGCCGCACACAAGCCCCCGCTCGCCTTCCGTTTCCGCTCTGATGATGAGGTTGCCATCTTCGCAAACCGTTTGCATGATTCCTCCTCTATTTGGTCAGCCAGGCGATGGCGTTGACGTACATGTCGCCATGGAAGGCTCCGTTTCCGGCGTTGTATCCCATAACCTGCAACGATCCAGCGCCGCCGGTGTTGCACACGTGCATGAAGATCGATCCCCAGTTGAGGTCGGAATTGCAGACGCCGTAGTAGCGTCCGTATTTCGTCGGCGTCCATGACCATGTGGTCTGTGGCACGGTGAAGTCCGCGGCCAGCGTCGCGTTCTGGTAGATCCGCCAATTGGTGCTTTGGAAAGTATGGCGGTTTGTGATGCCGCCGAGATAGCCGCCGAGATACACGTATCCAGTGTGGATGTTCGCGCCGATTCCGACCGACCCGCCCCCGTCTACGGCTTCGAGCCAGACATTCGAGCCGTTCTGACTATCACCGGACAGAGTGAGGGATGCGCTGCTTTTTTTGCTCTCGTCCGGCTCGTCGTAATCCGTGTTCGCCGTGGCAAACACCTCAGATTTGATGCCTTGGGCACCAGTGCCGCCACGCTCGCGTGGTTTGGATACCAGCCGCATGAAGGCGGCGGGATCGTTCTTAGCGATGTGTCCGCTCCACAAGTCCAGTTCGCCCATCGCGCCGACCTGATTCGACTGGATGACAGAAGCAATGGCCGGAAAAGAGTAATAGGCTGAATTGCCTTTGTAGGCCGGGAATTCCAATCCGTCACCGGTAAAAGTCTCCGAACCGCCGATTGCGTACGACTGATAGTCCGGGCTGATGCGCACCCTATGCCCGCTCGTGCGGGTCTGGAACGTGCCGGTCAGCAGATTCGACTTGCCTTCGCCGTCCAAATAGACGGTCTGGTTATGGGCCGAATCCCACATCCGCAACGAGCGGCTGTTGAGCTTCATGCCGGTGTTCTCAGCCTCGGAGCTTTGGAATATCGCGCCGGTGAAGACGTAACCTTTGAACTGTCCGGCCTCCACGTCGTCGGTGACGATTTTCCGAGCTTTCAGAAGTTCGGTCAGAATCTCGCCATTGCCGATTTTGATGTTCTTCGCTTCGACCGTGCCGTCCTTGATGAGCACGGATCCGTTGACGCTTCCTGGGACGAGCAGACTGTCGGCCACGAGGCTGTAGGCCGTGAATTTCGTGCCGTTCCAGACGTTGACGGAGGAGATGTGTCCGCTGGAGTCGAGCTTCTGCCACAGGTCGCCATTTGTCAATCCGGCATGCGCAGGCTCCGTAGCCTGGGTGAACACCTTGTTTTTTCCGTCGGCGGTGGTCTTCGCGGCTTTCGCCTCGGCCTCGGCCTTGGCGATGCCCTGATTGATGGAATCCAAGGTCTCCTGCGGGACGGCACTGGCCACGGTCACCGAGGCGATGGACGACCAGCCGGACTTGTTGCCGGCATGGTCCACTGAGCGTAGCGCGTAACTGTGCTGGCTGCTTATGCTCAGGCCGGTGACGATGTAGTCTCCCTGACCGGCTTGCGTCGCGGACACAACCTTCATACTGGATGCCGTCGCACCCTCACCGACCTCGATATGGTCGAAATCCGATTCCATCGACGTGCCGGCTGCAGTCCTGCCATCCCAGTGGACGGTCACCACGCCCAATTCGGACGACAGGACCGGCTTCGATGGCACGGAGCATGGAGTCGTGTCAGATTCGACCGTGACCACGGAAACCTCAGACCATTCGCCGATCTTGTCAGAGTACGTTGGCACAGCCCTGACCCTGACCTCGATTTGTGTGCCACAGTCCAAGCCGCCGAATCCAAGCTGCGTCTTATCGGTCGTGCCGGCGGAATGCCAGGTCGCGCCATCCTTATGCAACTTCCACTCGACCGTATAGGTGGAGATTTCGATTGACGTGTCGTTCGTGGCCTGCGTGACCGCGCTCCACGAGGCTGTGGCCAGACCATGCGCATAGCCATCCGAGCCTATATATGCGTCGGTCTGCACAATCAATCCGAGAGGGGCTTTCGGCACGCGATGGTCACGGTTTGACGAGGCGGTCGTGCCGCCCTCGCTACCGGCCAATGCGGCGCCACCGGTAATGCCCTTGATCTTCTTCGCCTGACGCACGCTCGCATCATACTTGATGTCGTTCAGTGCGATGCTGGCGGATAGTCCCTCGCCCTGGCGCATGCTCAGGTCGATTTCCTGCACGCGCACCTTCTCGCCGTGGCTCACGGTGGGCGCGGTGATCCAGTCGCCGGCATGATAGTCGACGAGCGGCAACGCATCCACCTCGCTGATGACCAGATCGCGCGTGTACTGGCCACGAACCCTCGCCGCGTCATCGAGCGTGGATTGCATGAAGGCCTGCGCCGTGTCCTTGTCAGACACGCCACCCTGCGACGAATAGGATTCCCACTTGCCCCAAGGCGTAGGAGCAGCCGGATTATCCATACGGAAAAGCAGATTATTGTCACCCTCCACGAGGATCGTGCTGGCCAGATCCGCGATGGATTCCTCGAATGGCGCCTCGCCGATATCACGGGCCAATTGCAGGATGACGCTCTTGCTCAGGTCACGGCTCAAGGCGGCGCTATCCGCATTCCACATTTTGAGCGTCCTACCGGTGGTGCGCCAGTCGCATCCGCCGCCATTGACGAGAGAGCTCAGGATGGTCTGCAGATCCGCGCCAAGCGAATAATACAAAGTGTATTTTTTATTCCAGGCATCACCATTCGAATCTTTGGCCGTGTCGAAGCCGAGTGACAGGCCTGTTGCCACGCCACCGCGCTGCCTGTTCTCATCCAAAAGTGTCTTCAGTATCGTGCCCGGATTGGCTGAATAGAAGGGCCTCTTACCCTTATTGTCGCCGTCCGCGAGCAGATGGCTGGAATCGTTGTTCTCCGCCTTGCTCAGGAGCCAGCTTATCGACTGGCCACTGTAGGTGACGGTGCGAGTCCGGTCATCGGTCTTGCCGCTACGGCCAGTGATGACGTAGCGCGCGTTGTCCGGCTCACGATAGCCTGTGCCGTCCGATACCTCCACGGCCACTTCGAGGCCATCGGCAAGCTCTCGGTCGAATGCCTGCGCGTCGCCGGAAAGCATGGAGTATTCGATGCTGATCGCGCCATCGTCATTGTGCAGCATCGAAGCGCTGAAGCTCACCGGCTCCGCCAATACTCCGATTCTCGCGCCGAAAGGACGATATGCCACGAGTCGCGCGTGAAGGGACTTACTCATTAATCACTCCCAGGATTGCAAAAACCGGCATGTCACCTTGTCGGTGCCGCCGGTCTGTTTGATGGTGATGCGATAGTCGCCGGAGCTGATGTCGGGCCACACTTGCAGTGGCTCGGTGGTCCAGTCGATGCCATTCGACGCATCCGTACCACCGGACCATGCGTCGGCATTGGCCGCCGTCCACGCCTTGCGATTGGCCGCGTCGACGAAGAGATAAGGTCGTGAGGCGTCACGTTTGCCGCCCCACATGAGATTCGTTCCACTCGCCGGATCCGCGATGGTAACGCCAGTGGCCGCTCCGAACCGCAATACCAGCGTGGTGATCGGCGCGTCCGACAGCCAGCCGTCGGGAAGCGTGTCGAAAAGCTCGGACGGACTGGCGTTAGGCAATCCCTGCCAGCGCGTCCAATGCCCCTTGCTGCTCGGCTCGGGAACCCCGCCCGGCAGCAGCCTGCCGCCCGACGCGGCCAACGTCGCCTCCTGCCACTGCACACCACGCCAAAACACGTCCGTCAGTTGGAACACGGCGGTCATGACGCGCAGATCACCGAACGGCCTCTCATCATCGTCCGGCTCGCAGGACGTGCACACAACGCGAGTGACCATGCTGCGCGAATAGCCGTCATCCGTTGTCTCCGTTTTGCCGAGCGTGAGCTTCGACGCATACAGGCACATGGCGCGGAAGCGCGCAATCCGCGAATCGGAATCCGCACCCCACGCCGCCACCTTGACTGTCAACTCCGGAGCATCCAACACCGGAATGGACGAGCCGACGATGACGCCGTGCCGTCCAGGCACCTGCACGGTGTCAACGATCGGCGACAGCGCCGTGTAATGCGTAGTGCCGACGATGACGCGCATCCGCTCGGAGTCGAGCGGCTGGCCGTTGAGCGAATAGCTGACCTTCATCCGGATTCCTTCCGATTACCATTGCGGCATGGCCGCGGTCTGCAGCTTCTGCTGCGCGCTTATCGACGTGGGCGCTATGGCCGGATAGTTGAAAGTCTGCGTGATGTTCGTCACGCTCCCACCATTGCCGTAGGCTGCAGCGTTAACTCCACGCGAGGCGTTGGCGACGCCGACGGAATACGAGGCGTCCTGCGAAGGCAGGATGCCAGTCAATCGTCCGGCAGCCTTCTTCACTTTCGACGCGCTCTCGTCGATGCCGACTGCCATGCCCTCGCCGATCATCTCGCCGACCTGATCGCGGAACACGCGCGACGGAGAATGGATGCCAAGCTTGCGTTTCACCCAATTCAATGCGTTGTCGGCCGCGTTGACAGCGGCGGTCACGAGCCTGCCTGCCGCGCCTGCGATGCCGGTCGCGATGCCGGTGATGATATTCCATCCGACTTGCATCCAGTTGACCGAGGTGAAACCATTCCAGATCTGGCCGACCATGCCGGGGATGGCGCCGATAAGCCTCGGAGCCGACGATATGAAGCCGTTGGCCAGTGCGACGAGCATCTGCACGCCAGCCTGCGTGCTCTGCGGGAGACTCTTGATGATGCCACCGACAAACTGGCCGATGAGGATCGGAACCTTGCCTACCAAGTCGGGCAGGGCGTTGATGAGGCCCTGCCCCAGTCCGAGGATGAGCTTAAATCCGCTGTTGAGGATCTGCGGCAGGTTGTCAAGGATGCCTTGCACGAGGTTGAGGACGGCGTTGACGCCGATGGGGATGAGCTGCGGCAATTGGGCGGACAATCCGTCCAGCAGCGTCGTCAACACGATGACAGCCGTGGATGCGATCTGCGGCAATGCCTGCACGATGCCCTGCAACAGGTTCGTTATCATCGTCAATCCGGTTTGCAGGAACGACGGCAGGCTGGACGTGACCCACGACTGGAACTGGGCGAGCAGCTGGGGCAGGCTCGTCGAGATCCATGTGGTCGCGCTGGTCAGCAGCATCGTGCCGAGCTGTCCCAACGCTCCGAGCACCGGCGGAAGTATCTGCATGACCAGTGCCGGCAGGGTGCTGCCCAATGAGGAGAACAGTTGCGGCAGTGCGGCGGTGATGCCGGTGATGATCTGCGCGATGCGCGGACCCACGTTCTGGATGACCGTGCCGACCGAATCTACCAGCTGCTTGGTCAATCCGTTGATGTCGGCATTGTCCTTGCCGAGTTCCGCCAGCCAGTTCTGCCATGCGGCCTTCATCATGCCGATGGAGCCCTCGATGGTTGTCGCGGCCTCCTTGGCGGTGGTGCCGCTGATGTCCATCTGCTGCTGCATGATGTGGATGGCCTGCACCACGTCGGAGAACTTGTCGATGGACAGGTCGCCCATCTCCCCGTTCGCCTGCTTGACCTTGTTCGCGTCCTGGATCAGACGCTCCATCTCGGATTTGGTACCGCCGTAGCCGAGCTTCAGATTGTCGAGCATGGCGTAGTTGCCGCGCGCCAGAGACTGGTAGGTCTGTTGGATGGACTCGATGTCGGTGCCCATCTTGTTGGCGTTGTCCGACATGTCGATCATGGCGGTGTTTCCGAGTTCCGCGGCCTTCGCGGTGTCGCCGCCGAGCGAGCTGATCAGCGACGCGGAAAAGCTCGTGACCTGCGTCATGTATTCGTTGGCGCTCACTCCGGCTGTCCAGTACGCTTCCGCAGCGTATTTCTGCACGGTGCCGGACGCGTCTTTGAACAGTGTGTCCACACCGCCGACGGCCTGCTCGTAGGTGGCGTATGCGTCGAGAGCGCTCTTGCCGACTCCGGACAAAGCCGCGACGGCGGTGCCTACGCCTGCAAGTCCGACCGTGGCGACGCCCTTCAACGCGCCGACGGCCTTGCCGGACATGGAGCTGATCGCATTCCATGCGGTGTCGGCGCCGCTTTTGAGCTTGGAGCCTATCGCCGACGCGGCACTGCCGGCGGCTCCGGGAATCTGCGACAGCACGCCGCCGACCGCGCCGCCGACGTTGCCGAGATAGCCGCCGATGGCATTGCTGACGTTTTTGAAAGGTGCTGGTATCCTTGCCGCGATGGCCGAGCTCATCGCGGAGAACTTTGCCGACAATGGCGCGGTGAGACGTGACGCGGTGGATTGCATGGCAGCACCGGCAGCGCTCATGCCGTCGCGGGCTTTCGTGGCGATGCCGGAGAACGCCGACGTTGCCGCGTTTTTGACCCGTCCGAACGCGCCGGAGACCGGCTGGACGATGGTAGCGCCGAGGTTCTTGAACGCCGCTCCGAGCGAACCGCTGCTGGAGGCGAGATTGTCCTGCGCGTCCTTGAGCGCCTTCTGCGCATCCTTCAACCGGTTTTCGGACTGCGTCGCCCGGTCGGTCATGGTGGACAGCTTCAGCCGGGCCTGTTCGAGCCTGATGGTCGCGGCCTCGGCCTGCGTGCTGCCCTCACCATGCTTGGCGACGGCATTGGCGACGCTCTCCTCGGCGGCACGCACCTGATTCGCCGCCGCCTTCTGCTGGAGCATGGCCTGACGGTATGCGGCCGTGGATTTCGCCACGTCACGCTCGTAGGATTTCAGCACGTCCGTGCTGAAATCGTTCGCCGACTGTTTGAAACCGTTTTTGAACGCGCGTCCGAACAGTCCACCGCTTTTGCCGCCGTTCATGCTTGAATCGAAGGTCTTCGACGCGGCCTTGCCGCTCGCGCCGACCTCCTTGTTGACCGCGCTGCAGAAACCCTTCATCGACGGGAAAACGCTGATGTGCGCGGAACCGAGTTCGCTGCCGAACGCCATGCGGCACCTCCACTATTCAGTTATTCAGTCTTCGTAAAGAGTCCGGAAAACCGGGCTCATGCCCTTGGTCTGTTCGCGCAGCCGCTCACGCTCGGCCTTCTCCTTATCCGCCCGCAATCGTTTCGCGAGCGAATCGAAAGGTTTCGGATACTCGTCGCTGCCAAGCGCGTAGACGACCGGTATCTCACCCCACCGGGCCGGATAATCCAAGCCGTTGAGCTCCGCGCCCGTGTAGGTCGACGGATCACCGATGAGCTGCTCGAGGAGCGCTATCGCGTCGCCGTAGCGGAGCCTGCCGCCAAGATCGGCCTGCAGACTCCACCCATGCGCCGTGAAATCGGCTCGGATCACGCTCCCGTGGTCGGCGAGCTGGCGGGAGAACCATTGGATTTTCCCAGTGAGGCTCCCTGCGCGCGCACCACCGCGTCGCCATAATCGGACAGGAGGTTGAACACGACCTGCACCGGTTCGCCGTTCAGCGCTTTCGCCTGTTTGTCGCCGGCGAAGGCGCTCAGAATGCGTTTGAGCTGTTCCACGCTTTCCGTGTCATCGGAAGTGTTCGACAGTCTGGTGAAATCGTCGATGCTCATCGACAGTGGGAGCTTGTACGTGCGTCCGCCGGGCACGAGCGCCCAATACACATCGCCCTTGATGATGTGGCGCACCCTGTAGTTTTGCGCGATGGAGGCGAACGCCTCCTCATCGTTTTTTTCCGTCCACTGGTCGAAATCCTCGACGGTCGGCTTGAAGTCGGTGGAAGTGGAAGTCATTGTCTTGTCCTATCTGCTTTTCGCCTGCCTGCCGTGAAAAAAGAAGTCCCGGACCGCGCAGACAGGCGAGATAGGCGGTCCGGGAAGATTTTCGTCCGCCGGTCAGGCGGCGCGTGCGGTGACGGTGACCGTCAGGTCGGGTGAGGTCACGCCGCCATAGGTGGCGTTGATCCTCGCGCTTCCGGCCTTGACGGCGGTGAGCGTGCCTCCCTCGACGGTCGCCACGCCGGCATCCTTGGACTTGAACGTGGCCTGTCCGGTCACGTCCACGGTGGTCTTGTCCACATGTGTGGCGACGGCCTTGAGCGCGAGCTTCGCACCTTGGACGACCGACGGCCTCGTATTGCCGTCAGCCGAGGTCACGGCCACCGCCGTCACGCTTTTGGGTCGTACCAGCTTTCGATCCACCTGGTGTTCGGATGCTCCGCATCCACATACAGCGGATCCTTCATCCATTCGACGGTCAATGCTCGCCCTGTGACCGAGCCACGCTCCTGCTGGTCCGGCTCGTTGCCGGTGACCTGCATGACGCCGGCACGACGATGCACACGCCCAGTGTCGAAAGTCTCCTCCTCATACACCATCCACTTCGCATCCTGGATGATGTCGGCCACGTGGTAGACGCCCTGCGCGTCCGGCTCGCCGATGGTGATTTTGCGGGTCAGCGCATTGTTTTCGGCCGGACTGAAAGTCTGCGTGAGGCTGGTCGCCAGCGGCAGCTTCTTGTACCCGTCCTGCAAAAACTCGATGGGGTCGTCGCCGTCGCGCGAATCCTGGTTGCCGCCGTCGGACTTGACGAGTCCGATGCACGCGGTCGACCGATTGTAGGCGGCCGGAAGTTCCGTCGTTGCCTTGCTGGGGTCGATCATCTCCGGAGTGATCCTGTTTTCGGTAGAGTACGGGACGATCATGATGGCTGCGGTGACGAGCGCCTCCACCTGTCCCAGATCCATGCCCTGACTGTCTTTGGCCATGGCGTTTCCTTTCTTAGGGTTGTCTGATTCCGGCCGTCGAATATTCGACGGTCATGTAGTAGCGGCACCATGCCGCGTCCTCGCCGACCGGGTACGGGCCGTTGCAGCCGTCAGGCACGACGGCACAGATTCGGCTGCCTTCGGCGAATCCGATGAGGATGCCGGGCTCGCCGGTCAGCACGCCGTACACGCGGGCCGCCAGATCACGGCATGGTTTCGTATAGTTGCGTGTCCATCCGAGCACGTTGACGCCTATCGACCTGTCGAACGTCACGCGGTCGGCGGATTGCGTGCCGCCGTCATCACGCACGACCACGAGCGGATAGGAGCCGTCGTAACCGTCAGGGATGCGGTTTCCGACCTGCAGGCCCGCAACGTCCGTAATGTTGGAGCGCAACCATCCGGTGAGGAAAAGCTCAAGGTCGGGTGGAATGACGCTTGCCATCAGACCCTCGCCTTCCTCAACGCCTTGGCCAGATTGCCGGTCTGCGCCTCCACGAGCAGGGTCTTCGGGTCGTGGCCGACGACCATGACGGTCGTTCGGTGCTCCCTTTTGACCTCCTCTATTCCAAGGCCGTCGCGGTATGCGCCTGTTTCGACCGGAGCGGACGCCCGCGCGTAGGCGAGTGCCCTGTTCGCGGCCAGCGTGGTAAGCGACTTGACTCCCGCGCTGTTGAGGATCTCGTCGAAGAATTTCTGGTTGAAATTGACCGATATCCTGCTTTTCGCCATTTGTTCAGCCCTTTCTTTCCGTCAGACGGCATTCAAGGGTCGGCTGCCATCCGGTGAAGGCGTTCGCGTCCTTCGAGGGGAATCCGTCGATGTCCCACAAGCGCCCGTCGTCGGGGTCGGCGCGGATTCGATCACCGATTTTCACGTCGGTTGTCGGATCCGGGATGGTGAGGTACGCCGTGGATTCGGTTTGTGTGTCGAGCGTGTCAGTCGTGCGCATGCTGGAGCTGGACGAGAGCGCGCCCATGATGGCGAGCTCGTCCGGAGGCACGCTCCAGTCTGGCTCGTTCTGCGCCGCCGGATTGTACGGGTTGGCCTTGCGTTTGGCGCGCAGTCGCACAAAGCACGTGGCCCCAGCCATGGAGAAACCGCCGCCAGCGGAGTTCATGTCGTCAAGCAGGCTCATGGCAATCCTCCAAGCCGGTAGGGTTTGAGCTTGTCCTTCTCGTCCTGCATGAGCGACACCACGTCGAAACTCGCGCTGGAGCCGTTGGTGGACTGCGAGGTGACGAGCCCGATCGGACTCATGCCCGCTCGCTTCGCGGCGCTGATGAGCACCTGCTGCACGTCCGGCGCGTCATCGAATCCGGCATGGATCGAATAATGGACGGCCGCAACGCCGACCGGGAAGCCACCAGAAAGCGACTCCACAAGACCCGTCTCAGGGTCATAAGCGTAGGCCAACGGATTGCCCTGACGGTCTGTCAAGGATTCGATGCTCGTCACATGACGTGCTGGCAGTCGAATCACCGTGCCGCCACGAGTGTTCAGCGTTCCCGTCAAGGCCGCGTTAGGCATGACATGCCAACCGCATTCGCGGCGGATGGCCGACTGCGCGGCCCTGAGCCGAAACTCGGCGTCATCCTCGAAAGCCGAAGGGTCGGCAATCATGTCAGGAATCACATTCACGTCAATCATGCCGACCCCCACGCTTACTCTGCAGCCATCAGGCCAGCCGCAATCAGAGAATTGACCAGGGCGTCGAATTCGCTCTTGGTTGGTGTGGCGCCGGCGGCCAAAGCCACATGCGTTGCAGGCTTCACTGCAGCGCTGCCAATATCGGTCGGCTTGCCGTTGGCCCCGACGAAGACCACATCGGCCACGTTGGCATTCGGGTCAAGTTTCGCCGCCGAGGCTGGAATCACTCGAAACTGTCGAGCCATATCACGTCTCCTTACTTAAGGGTCAGCTTGACGAAAGCCTTCGGCTTGCGCACGGCCAAAGCCACACGTTCCTTGGCGCGAATGGTCACCAGATCGGAGATGAAGTCGGTGTCATTGGAATTGGTGGCCTCGACCGTCACGCCGCCCTTGCGATAGAAGGTGGCAGCGCCCTTAAAGGAGCCGACGATGGCTGTGCCGGCGTCGACAGCGGGAGTCACCACGGTGTCCAGACCCCAGAGGCGCGGAGTGATGGTCAGCGCGCCGCCATTCACGCCGTAGAACGGTCCGCCGCCGATGAAATTGCCATCATTGTCCTTCTTCAATCGAATGGCCTCATAGTCTGTCGGATTGATGACAAGGGCATCCGGCATCATGCCGGTCGTGGTGGAGATCATCGACTGCGCGTGCAGTACGGCAACGTCATTGCCGGCGTCGGTAGCGGTGTATGACTGGATTCCTTCACGATTCAGCAGGCCCTTGATGTTCTTGCCGGTGCCGTCGCCGTTGAGCAGCTGCTTCTCCTCGACGATGCTCAAGTCGTAGAGCAGGCGTCCATCGATGTCGGACTTCAGGAATTCGAGGTCGGTGATCATATCGTTGGATTCCTTGATGAATCCAGCGATTGTGGATAATGCGTCGGTGTGCTCTGTCGCGTCGGCGTAATGGATCTGGCTGAATTTCTCGCCTTCGCCGACGGTTTCGAAATCGCCTTCCTTTTCGCCTTCCACGTAGTAGGTGATGGCCTGTCCGCTCATCGCGCCGATACCGAATAGGTTGGTGATGGTCGGACGGCGGTAAGCCTGGACGAAGTTCGGGTCCACGTAGGTCAGCAGGGAGCCGTACACGCCGGACGGTCCGCCGGTGACCTGCGTGTCAGTGTTGGCTTTGCGGTGCGGAGCCCATTCCGGTGCTGCGATTGACGCTCCCGAAACTCCCTTTATCTTCGCCAGCTGTTCGCCGATGTTCTTCACGACGAAATCGCCAAGAGATTCGCCAGATGCGGCTCCGCTCTTCTGGGTGTCCGCCAAATTGTCGGTCAATCCCGCGAAACGCTTATGCACTGCATCCAACGTTTCGATGGAATCCTGCAATTCGTGCGCTTCGGCGTTCAGCCCCTTCAGCTTCTCGATGTCGGAAGCGGTGAGATTATCCTCGCCCTTGTCCAGCACCGCTTCGATGGCGGCCTTGGTCTTGGCGAGACGATCATTGAAACTCATTTGGTCTCCTTGTTGTCCTTGCCGCCAGTGACCAGTTCACGGGCGGATTTGATTACATTCAGACGCTCGGCCTTCTCGGCCTCCGCGTCCCTACCCTTATCAGGGGCAAGCTTCTTATCCTGTTGCTCGCCGGTCTTGGAATCATCCGGCTTATCTTCGTCGGAAGTGTTGGAATTGTCGGAATCGATGCCTTCCAGCACCTCGTTCAGCGACGCCAATGCGGCACGAAGCTTCTCCTCGTTGGCGGAGCTGATGGCGCGACCTGACTTGACGGCCAGGATCTCGGCCTGCTGGTTCGCGGCCACCGGCACCACGCTGATCTCGAAAAGCTTGATCTGCTGGAATTCGGAATGGCCGCCCCACGGGCCGTCGCCCTTTTCCGTGATCCAAGCGGTCTTCGTCGGCACGAAGCCGATGCTCATCTGATGAACCCTGCCATCCTTGAGCAGGTCGTAAGCCTGCTGGGCGGTCGGATTATCCTCGATATCGAGCTGGGCCGAGATGAGCAGGCCCTTCTCGTCCTCGACGGCGCTCAAGGTGCGTCCGATGATGTCGGTCGGCTTGCCGTCCTGATGGTTCCAATGGATCGGTATGCCTGCTCCGCCGTCGTAGTCCTTTTCCAGGGTCTCCGCGAAAGCGCCCTTGGCGATCACGTCGCCCTGCAGGTCCTTGTTGCCGAAAGTGCTGGCGTATCCGCTGAACACGCCTTCGCCTGCGGAATCGTCCAAGGATTTCACGTTGAATCTGAGCTGTTTGAGATTCACTGTCCTTCTCCGTTCACTAGATTGTTCTGTTGCGCGTTCTGCGTCCTGCCGCCGTCCTGCGGGCTGGGCTGCCCGCCGGTTGCCACATTCAATGGCGTCACCAATTCGTCGCCACCATCAAGCTTCGGATAGTTGAGGATGCGCCGTGCCTCGTTCGTGGTCATGAAACTGCGCCCAGTGGCCGTGCTGAGCGCCTGATACTGCTCGGAGAACGTGCCGCGCAGCTTCGCATCCACATTCGCTTCGATGTAGGCGTCCGGCTGGCCGAGCGCGTCTGGCAGAAGCAGATTGAGCGACTGTTCGAAAGCCACGATGTACGGCATCAATTCCACATTCCACATCTGCTCCTTGAAGGAAGCGATGTTGGAATTCGTGCCACTGCGAAAGCCAAGATTCTCCGGCGCGATATGGAAGGCGTTGGCCACGTCTATGCGAATCTTGTTCCTCGCGTCGATGTCCTGCATGTCGATCGGTTTGAAGGCGTCCACGGTCTTGATTTCCATGCCGTCGTTAAGCAGCGGCCAGCCACCGGCAAGATTCCCGCCGGACTTGTAATTGCGCATGCCCTGCACGAATTCGTCCTGCGCCTCCTGCGAGGGCCACGGCATCTCCTTCGGACGGGAGATGTACGCCGGAATCTGACCGCCGTTCTTGGCAATCGCACGACGATATTCGGCCATCTCACGCGCCTCCGCCAGAAGCGGGGCGAGAGTGCCGGACACGGGAGAACCGCCGATGCCGGACGTGCTATAGCCCACATCCAGCAGAATCTGCGGGTCTGGCAGTTTGAAATACTGGCTTCCTTCCGGCTGTCCGGTACTGATCTGCACGCCGGTGATCTCATCAAGAGTGTTGCCGGAAAGAGTGAAATTCTGCACCGGAATACGCCGCAGCCACAATCTGCCGGTCTTCTTGTCGGCATCGAGCAGGCAGAGCCAACGATCATTGAGCAGACCATCGCAGAGCAGCGAGTAGAAGAATCGGTAGCGTGTCATGCCAGGAAGCACACTCGGCTTTGCCATCAATTGCGCCAACGGGCTTGTGGTGTCCTCCACGCGGTCACCGTCAGGTTGGCGAGTGTAGACCTTGAACGGCATGCTGGCGATATTCCGCGCGATATGGTCGATGACGGTACGCACCGCAGCCTCACGATCATAAACGCCAGTGCCGAACCAGTCGATTGGAATCTGCGCCACCTGTGAAATGTTCACTGGCGATTCGGAGAACTTCTGGGCCACGGATACCGGGCTTTTCTTGAGCCATCTGGAAAAGAACCCCATGAAACCTCCTCACTGGGTCATACGACTGCGAAATGGGTCACGCTCGGCGCATATTTCGGTGTCTCCGCTTCGACTTGCATGGTCTCCAACGCATAAAGCGCCTGAGATTCGGCAACCAAGCCGGAAATCTGCAATGCTGATTTCGTCCGGTCCCACACCTCGACCTCGCCAAGACGCCGTGACACAGCCACCGAAACCTGCTGTTCGACGGCAGGCTGCGGCAAATGCCGCAATTTTCCTTCGCGCACACGGTCCAGGAAGCGGCCGCAGCACGCGCCGAGGCGGAAACCCTCGATGAGATGCACGTTCCAGCCTTTTTCGGTGAGCGGGTCGATGAAATCGACTGCCGGACATCCCTTCGACTGCACTGCTATCTCGCAGATGCCCGGCCAGCTCTCACGAAGCAGATCCAAAAAGTGCGGCACCCACAGCATGCCGTCACGACGGGCGATCAACTCCACGTGCGGCAACCCGTCCGCACGCATTCCGGCAGCGGCCACATACGTTGTCTTACGGTCAGCCGACGTGTCCACGGACAGTACGACGCGATTCTCGTCCGGAATCGTGGACCGCGAATCAATGCCGCTGGCCCACATTTTCGGATTGATGAAAGGAATGATGTCAGCAGTGACCCACTGGCACAGGACCTCAGTACGAAAAGCGGCCTCGGTCATGCCGTCAATATCGGATCTGACGCTCATGACGGTCATCGGCCCATAGCCGAGCGACGGATTCGCCTGCCGGATCGCGTCGGCATCATCCACCGGACACTTGTCCGGAGCGCTCCATTCGAAATATCCGAAAGAGCCGTCCTGCTCGCCGGACAGGAACACGTCGACCGGATTGCCGCCGTCTGCGCTCAGTCGCGTCCACTCGTCAACAAGCTTGCGGCCTTTGTCCACCTGCTTGCGCAACGCGATGGAACGATAGTCGCCAGCGTTCGAAATGCCCCATAATTGGCTCGACCAGACCGCCTTCGTGGTCTGGCTGACCGCGTTCCAGCCATCATCAGTATGCTGCTCACGAAGCTCATCGAACACGACACGCGCAGCCGATTTCGCGCGGATATTCTTATCGGCGCGGACGATATACCGGGCCTTGCTCCTCGTGATGATTGCTTCCTCGCCGTTCGTATTGACGAATTTCTGCGTCATCGCAGCGAGATCCGGAATCACCAAATCCGCTTCCTCATCAGTAGAAGGCTGAGGATTGCACCACTCCTTGACCTGATTGTAAGGCCCCTTCGCATTGTCCAACGTCTGCGCGGCACCGACCACAAGAAACTTCACGGGCGGCACCCTGTCCGGATGCTTGTTCGAGTCCACGAACAGCCACCATGCGGCCAGAACGCCCATCAGCGTTGTCTTCCCATTCTGACGGGCCACAAGCACAATCACCTTGCGGAAACGATACGAACCATCCTCAAGCAATTCGAGCGCATGCACTAAAAGCCACTGCTGCCACGGATAAAGGTGGACATGCAGCATGATCTCCGCGAACGCGATCACCGCGAAACCATTGCTCGTCTCCCTCGTCAACGGCCTGAGCGGCGGAGTGAAGATACGCGGCAGAGTCACGCCATGCTTCTCATCGTCGATGGCACCGAAAACCTCAAGATTCTCAGACGCCATCGGACACCACCTCTCAGCCGAAACGCTTCATAAACTCATCCATCGCGATAACCTTGCCGCTCTTCGACTCCTCGGCCTTCGGCTCAGACTTCGCCTTCGCAGGACGACCAACCTTGGCGGGCTCCACCAACGTCAAACCAAGCGACTGGCAGTATTTCAAAAACGTCGGAACCGACACATTGTCCAATTTCCCGTTCTCGTCAATGAAACCAGTCTCGCAAACCAAATCAATCCGAGCAGCGAGAATACGCGCAGCAGCCACGACAGCCGCATTCTCAGCACGCAACGACTTCGCATTACGCAAAGACCTCTCCAACGCATCAGCCACGGACTCATGCGGAAAACGACGCTCAGAAACACCCTTCTTCACCGTCATAGAGCCTCCTTCGCGCGCGACCCATCAACAAAAAACTTATCGGGGAGAGGAAGAGCAACCACGCGGGACGTGGGTCGGTTCGGGGTGGTTTTTAGGATTTCACCGCCCCTACCTCGTCGGGGTTGGTTTCGAATGCTGTTTTGAATGCTTTGATTGCGTTTGTGAATCGTGTGATGAGTTCGTCTGTGTTTGGTGGCTTGGGCGTGATGAGTGTGGTGTAGCAGTCGCCGACCGTGAAGGTGTTGACTTCGTTGTGGGTGACGTTGATTGGGATGTTGACGGTGAATGAGCTGATTGGGAATGTCTTGTCGCTGATTGTGGCGCTGAGTTCTAACGTGACTGGCTGCTGTGGCATCATTGCCTCCTTGCTCATGCTGTTGTTATCCATTGTCTTGAGAGTGTGCCGATTGGTGTTGGTGGGTCTTGGTTGCCTCTGAGTCGGTTGCAGCTGGTGTGGCTTGGTCGGAAACCTGCTAGGTCGAACTGCAGCTCGGGGTGCTTCGAGACGGGATAGAGGTGATCGAGATTGAATGAATCATCGGTGGTGTTCTTTGTCGCCTCGTAGTCGATGGGCATTCCGCAGAGCCAGCAGACTGCGTGCCGTGCTTTGCATTGGTTGAAGAATGCGGCCTTGTCTTTTTCGAATTGGCGGCTGGTCTTGCGGATTCTTGGCATGTGTCACCGCCTTGTAAGTGCTTCGTGCCGGAGTCGGACCGGCGTGAGGTGGAATGCGTTGTTGTCATCATGGTTGCGTGTGTAGTATGGCGCCATGGTTGGTTTGGGGTCCGACCGTTGGTATTTGCGCTATTCCGCCCGCTCTAACCGTTGAGCTATCGAAGCTGAATATGAAAAATGGTCCAACCATTTTCCGGCTGAACCATTCTACGAACATACGACAGTATAGCATTTCAACGGTGACAGTCAAGTAGGGCTGCTAGTTCTCCGAGGTTGAACACGTACTGTCGCTTGGTGTTTGTCGGCGTGGCGTGGGTGAGTTTGCCGCGTTTGAGCCATTGGCTGATGAGGTTGCGTGATACGGTCAACCCGTAGCGTTTAAGTTCTTTTGCCGCGTCGCTTGGTGTGCCGGTGATTTGCATTTGCCATAGTCTTCCGTCTCGGGCTGCTTTGATTGCTGGCGCGGCCCATTCCCTGTGGCAGCCTTGGCATGTGACCGACTCTGCTTCTGGCGTGCCGGTGAGCATGCTGTCGCATTTTGGGCAGGTGCCGAGGATTATGAGCTCGTCTTCCGGCGTCAACGCTCGTTCGTTGCGTCGGATGATGTGTTGCAGGCTGGCGTAGCCGTCTGCTGCTGTGCTCATGTTGAGGACGGTGTGCCGGTTGCTGATGATGGCATACCATGCTTTCCGCCAATCGTATGCGGCGTATGCGGCGCGTATTTTGCCTGCCTGTTCGGCCAACCATGCCTCGCTGTCTGCGATGAGGTCCTGCGCATGGGTATCGATGGGCAGTGGCGCGGTGCCTTTGTTCGGCGTGTGTGCCGGGGTGCCGATGTGCGCCTGACGGAGCATGATGCTGCGCAGGGCGGGCAGTTGGACGTGTCCGAGCTGGTAAATCATGGCCCAGTAGTCGGCGGTGCATTTGGCGCAGAGCGTGCCGCTGGCGGGTTTGCCGCAGTGCTGGCAGTCGGTCAAAGTCGGGTCTCCTTGTCGTGCTGGTGGATGATCGCGGCGACTTCCGCTTTCGGCACTTGCGGCACGAGCGGCGCGATCTCGTCGAGCGCATAGCCGGCCTGATGCCACTTGACGATCATGTCCATGAGGGTTTTCTTGACTTTCATTTCGTTTCCTTCTTTGTTTTGACTGTGAATGCGGCCAGTCCGGTATCGGCATGGAACACCTTGACCGGTTCGCCAGTCCTCAAGGACATGGCCTGCGCGTAGTCGCCAGCATCGTCGATGTCCTCGAACGTTCTGACGCCTTGCCGGGTGACGACGTTGTAGCTCATCTTGCCGGCTCCTTGTCCGCGCCGCTCACATGGTCCCAGTCGCATGACAGGCCACCCCTCTGGTAGCCCGAGTAGACAACGCAGACCACTTGCCTCGTGTCGGACAGTGTGACGATGCATTCCTTGATGTCGTCGCTGGACCTTTTGGAGCATGTGGTGCCGGTGGCGGCGATGGCGTGGGCCGGGGCCGACGTCTTGGACGCGCTCCCGCATCCCGCGAGCGCGAGGAGGAATACCGGTGTGAGCAGGAACATGGTGATGGCGGTCAGGCCGATGCCGGCGGGCGCGAGTGGTTTGCGTTTTCTTCTCATTTCGAGTGTTTCCTTCCTTGTCTGGCGGTTGACGTTGTCACTCATTTTTTGGAACTCCTTAACCGATTGTGAATATGATGATCGGTGCGACGCACAGGCAGACGGTCAACACGATGCCGAACGCGATTTCAAACGGGTTGCGTTTCATTCGACGGGCTCCTTGTATGGGTTTTCGCTTGTGTGTGGCGGGAAGTCGCATTCCTGGTCTTTCCATCCGGCGGCGTAGCCTTCCTGCCATGCCTTGCGGCGTTCGTGTTCCAACCATTCCAAACTGCACATGGTTTCCGGTTTATCGTGTTTCATGATTTCTCCTTGTTGAGTCGTTTCGCCATCTGGCAGGCTCGTTGGTCTGGCGTGGCGGTTTCCTTGTCTCGTCCGAGCGCCTGTAGCACGTGTTCGCACTGCCACGTGTGTATGTGTCGTTTCGACGGTGGTATGCCGCTCATGTTGGCTCTGCGTTGGCACCAGCCTTTCCACAGGCGCGTCCACTCGTTGACGGTGTGTGTTTCGCCGTAATGTCGTGAATTGAATGCGTTCCATGCGTCCGATAGGTCGAGGTTCGGATAGTTTCGGATGATGTCGGCGTTAGCGTGCGCCTTCTCCCTCACCAGCTCGAAGTCACTCATCCCGATTTCTTTGGAGAAAGAAGAAGAATATTCTTCTTTCTCTTTCTTTTCGGGTACGGGAACGGGAACGGGGCATACGTTTGCCATCGACTTGCCATCGTCTTGCCATGCGTTTGCCATAGGTTTGCCATGGCATTTGCCATCGGTTTTGCCATTTTTGCCATTCTCGGGCTTGCCCCATCGACGGTTGGCTCCACGTTTTCCTGCCTCGCTACGCTTCTTGCGCAGAGCGTCCACTTCCTCACCGTCAGGCTGGTAGTCGCTCCAATCGTGGAACTGGTAGCCGTCCTTCTGCTCGTCGTAGGCCCATAATCCCGCGTCGCACAGCTCTCGCACTGAATCGTTGGAGCCACGGAACATCGGCACCATGCGAGCCGGAACGAACCCGCCAGTCAGCTGTTGCGCCGACCATGAGCCTGAACGGAGCCACAATGCGGTGGCCCCGTCCGACAGCATGGCGGTCTTCGGATTCGAGTAGAAGGAATCATCCACCTTGAACCACATCTAACCTGTTCCCTTTCCTTGAATTGCAGGAGCGGCACATGGTTTGAAGATTCTCCATGGTGTCCTCGCCGCCAAGACTCCACGGAATGATGTGGTCCAAGCTCAGGTGGTCAGTTGCTCCACATTCGACGCAACGGTAATGGTCACGCTCGTATACCGCCTTGCGTAGCTTCTTGCTTATCGGCTCCCTTGACCGTGGGTCGAAGCGTCTGAAGCTCTTGATGTGGTAGACGGGTTCTCGAAGACGAACCTTGTCTGTCTTCGTCAGGAAACCCGCGTCGATAATCGCCTGTAATTCATCGTCTTCGCCATCGAGAACGTACCGGATGACAGTGTATGGAATATCACCGTAGCTCCTGTTGTCGGAACACCAGGAAATCATCATCACGTAGAGGCCGATTGATGCCGGACTCTTTCTCATGAGTTCCAACATTGTTTCGTCTCGATACCATGAGACCGGAATCTGGAAATAGCCCATTTCAATCCTCTCCTCTTGTGATTCCGTTGTATTCCATCCAGATGGCTTCCTGCCGTGGCGTGCTGCATGGAAGGCCGTCGAAGTTGAGGTTCGCCCAACCGCTGCCGACGTGCGGCTTGGCCATGATGTCCAATGCGTCGGCGATCTCCACCAAGTCCAGTGGGGGCCAAGGAAGAATTCCAACATCTTCCATCACATGCTCCCGAATCGCTTGTAGAATTCGTCGTCGGTCATGCCATACGGCGGATCCATGCCCGTCATCGGCTTGCGCGCGGACAGCCGGTAGCCGCAGTACGGGCATGTGACGTAATATGTGCCGACAACCTCTCCGCAGTGGGCGCATTCCACGTATCGGATCGTCTTGCTCATTCGCTTACCGCCCTCCGTGCGATTTCGAGCAGATCTCGGGCTTGTGCGGCGTAGCATTCGCGCATGCCGAGGATTTCGCCGGAGTAATCCCATGCGTCCTCCTCGTCCTTTGCCTGATAGTCGCTGTCGATGCCGTCCCATGTGCGGCTCGTCCACAGCAGTTTTTTCGCCACGGCCTCCACCTCAACGTCAGACGGTGGCGCTTCGCGGCCTCGAATATAGGCTTCCTGCAAATCGTCAGTATTGGCAGCGAAAACCTTCTTGCAGCCCGAACCGTCATTCCAGTACTCGGTCGGATACGCCTTCTCAGCTTCATCATCAGCGATGCTCATTTCGCATCCTCGTTTTACTTGGTTGTTTCGGTTCCATGTTCATCGAATGAGACTGCCAGCCTCACGTGGCTATTCATGATTGCGATGGGAACAGGATTGCCAGGCCGCGGAACGGATACGATGCCGGAACCATCCGTATAACTCACAGCAAGCCCGTAGATATAGCCACAGCGTTCTTCCCATCCGCTTTTCAGGTAGCATGTTTCGTTCGTATCGAGTTCCACGTGTAGACCCATACCATGCGGGAGGAATTCTGACACACTGCTCTTTTTCGTGTCCTCGCTTTGCTTTTCCTCGTTTTGCTTTTCGAGAACGTAGACGTTCGTGGCGCTGACTGTGGTGCCAGATTGAAATTCCGTTGGCGACATGGTATCCACCCGCACAATCTTCCAACCATCGTTCAGTAGCTCTTCAATCGCATTCTGGTTTCTTAAGCGATAGCAGTCGCCGCTGTCATTCCAATACAGCGGGCAAACCTTGTATTGACTGCTCATTTCGTGTCCTCCTTAATGAAGACGATCCAATGTGTTCCGGTGCGGTTCGGCTGTTTGTTGCCGAAGAGTGGCTTATGGTCGGTGAGCTTGAGTATCTGAGAGACGGGTATCTGTGTCTCATTCCATTTGAAAATCAACACGCCATGCTCTTTCAGGACGCGGAAACACTCGCTGAACATGGTCTTGATATCTGTTTGCCATGTCTCTTGGTCGAGGCATCCGTATTTCTGCGCCATGTAGCTCGTTTCTCCCGCATTGCGCAGGTGCGGTGGGTCGAGCACGACCATACGGAACGTCTCGTCAGGGAACGGCAGATCGCGGTAGTCCATCAGCATGTCCGGCTTGACTTCGAATCTGCGTCCGTCACATAGTTCCCAACTTTCGTCGCGCACATCACCGAAGAGCACACGGCTGTCTGATTTGTCGAACCAGAACATTCGCCCGCCGCAAGCAGGGTCAAGAACAGGTTGGTACGCGCTCATTTCGCATCCTCGCTTTGATTCGGCGCCTCGGACGGCATGGAGCCGGAATAGCCGAGCATGGAACGGCAAAGCTCTAGCATTTCATGGAATGCGTTAACTTGGCCGTCATAGAAGTCTCGGTCGCTCTTTCTGCGGACATCGAATCTGGAAAGTCCGGCTTCATGACAGCGACTTTTCGCCCAGTCAATGATCTCGTTGAGCGTCTTGTCTTTCTCGGTCACGTTCGTAGCCATGATCAGTGTCCCTCCTCTTCGATTCGGATGGTGATGTGGTAGACGCCTTTTTCGGTGCTTGGCTCGCCTAGCCGGTAGTCCGGGCCGAGCACGTAGTCGGCGTTGTCGTCGGGCCAGTAGCCTGACTGGGTGATGCCGTCGAGTATCGCCTTGACCATTGGGGCCGCGTTTTCCGGGTCGAAGCGTCCGTGGGTCAATGGGTGGATGATGGCGGTCACATGCACCGGCCAATGCTCTGGCTTTTGGAGCTTGCCACTGTTGATGAGATTGCGGAAGGTGAGCAGGCTCATCGTCTTGACCTGCTTCTTCCTCCGGTATGGCACCGCCCAGCTACGGCTTCGACGGTTCTGCGTCCACCACAATTGCTTGCCTATCGCGATTTCAATCTCGCTCATAGTGGTCGGCCTCCTGTTCTTCGGCTTCGATTTCGCATTCGGGGCATGGAATGGGGCGCGCCGGATACAGCGCGCACCCATGCCTGGGACATACCGGTTCCACGTCCGGCGGTTCCAACCATTCGCGCATCAGAATTCAGGCTCTGCTGGCGCAGCCCACGGGTCGGCTCCCTGCGACTGCTGTTGTGCCTGCTGCGGCTGCTGATAGCCGCCACCATTGCCGCCTTGGTATCCGCCTGACTGCATCTTCTGCACCTGAGCCGTCGCATACCGCAGGCTTGGGCCGATTTCATCGACCTGCAGTTCGATGACCGTGCGGTTGGAACCGTCCTGCGCCTGATAGGAACGCTGCTGCAAACGGCCCTGGGCGACAACACGCATGCCCTTCGCCAGGCACGACGCGCAATGCTGAGCCAAGTCACGCCAAGCGGAGCAGCGGAGGAAGAGCGCGTCGCCGTCCACCCACTGCTGCGACTGCTTGTCGAACGTGCGCGGCGTGGCCGCGATGCTGAAATTCGCCACCGCACTCCCATTGCTCAACGTGCGCAGCTCGGGGTCGGCTGTCAGATTGCCGACAATCGTGATAACGGTCTCACCAGCCATCACTCGGCCTCCTTGACATCATCCATATTCTCGACTTCACCGTTCGGCTCCACGACCTCGACCGTCACATCATCCGCCGCATCGGAGGTGATTACCGGTTGGAACACGTCGCCGTAGTCCGGAGTGGTCTCGTCAACGCTCGCGGCCTTCTTCGCCTCGATGCTGACCGGCATGTACTTGAAACTGCGGCGGATGATGGTCTTCTTCGCCATCTCCACGAAGTTCTTCGCCCACGGTCCGGTGATCTGACGGCTGCGGTTGCGTGGCGCGTACTTATCGCGGTATTCAAGCAGATCGCGTTTCGACATGTAGTCGGCGTAGCGTCCGCCGTTCGGCAGTTGGACGCTGAGATACACGAATTTCAGCTTGTCCTCGCTATGGTCGGCGTCCACGTTCACCTCGTCGGGGCATTCGATGGTCGGCACGCCGTTCTCGTCAAGCTTCAGCTTGATGTTGTCATCCTCGTAGACGGCTCTCGGCTGCGCGTAGATTCCACTGTTCTCCAGCAGCTTCAGCATGCCCTTGTAGCCGATGACGAACGTGGCCTGCTTCTCCCCGTTCGCATAATTCTTGTTGCCGTAGGGCAGGATGTACGCCTGTCCCAAGCCGTCAACGTCGGACGGGCGCAAGCCCAGGGCGGCGCACTGCATGAAGCAGGAAAGGACGCTGACCGGCGTGCATTCCGCCAATGCGGGAGTGCGGTTGATGCTGCTGATGCACATCTGCAACAATGCCTCGCTGTCGAGGTTGCCGCCGATGACACGTGCGATCTGCGGCCATGAATGCTCCACAAGCTGCTTGAGCTTGCCCCTCGGGTTGAGCGGCTGCAACTGCTGTCCCTGTGCCTGCTGTGCGATCTGTCCCATGATTTATTGCTCCTTTTCTTCGATGGCTTTGAATGCGAATTTGCGGTATGTGGCGGCTTTGACGGTGTATTCCCTGCGGGTCGTCGGCTTGTAGGTGGCTTGTAGGTTGCCGCAGCGCACGCCCGTATGCGAGCCGATGCGCAGGATGATCTGCTCCTGCAATGCCTTCTGAGTGGCCTTCAGGTCATTCAGCATTCTGATGGCGCTCTCGTATCGTGCGAGCAGGGCGTAGAGGTCATCGTCGGCGCTTTCGTCCACGATGTCCGGCGTGGGTTCCGGGAACGCCTTCTGCACGTCGCCGCCGGTCAACTGCGGTGGAGTGCCGGAAGTGACGAAATGCCAGAAGTCGGCTGCGGCCTTGTCAATCAAACCCATATCCTCCACGTCGGCCTTGAACGGTATCTCTACCGGCTCGTCGTCTCCGATGGCCGCGTAGACGTAGCCCCATGTCCATCCAGTGACGAGCGCGTAGAACTCGACTTGGGCGAGATAGTAAGGTGGAATTCGGAGGTTGCCTTCCTCGTCATGCCAGTCCCCCGCTCGACGGCTGCTCGCCGTCTTGATTTCGAGGATTCCGAAACTTCCGTCCTCCCCTTGCAGGATGCCGTCAAGGGAAGCCCTCAGATAGGGCTTTTCTCGGCTGATGAATTGCTTGTCGGTGCCGTCCGTGACGAGCATTTCCGGATGATTGGCGCGGAATCGTTTCCTAAGCTCGTTCTCCAAGGCATTGCCGCGGATGACGGCCCACTTGTCGGAGATGTCCTCCGGGTTCCGCGCGGCCGGTCTTCTCAAGCCACAGATCGTAAGGTGTCTTGAAAGCGTTAAGGCCGAGGATCGTGCTCATGTCCGAACCGCCGACACCCGCCTTACGGCTCTTCAGCCATGCGAGATGACGTTCCGTTTTCTTGCACTGTCGGAACCGTTCCAACGTGTAGCGTTCCGTGTCCTTGAGTGGGATACGCTTCATTTTGTGTCCTTGCTGTAGTTGGCTTTCAAGTCCATCAATTCGCCGTTCAGCAGCAGCTTGGTGGCGAACATGTAGACCACCTTGTCGTTGGTTTGGAACGCGGTTTTCTGCAGAGCGCTGATGGCGTCGTAGATGTAGACCAGCGCGTCCGTGATGGCGGCGCGTGTATGCTCGCGCTCTTTTTCCGGTGCCGTCACCGCGTTGGCGGTGATTCCCTGGCTCATTGGTTCCTCCTTGCTGGCGGCTGGTTTCGATGCGACGGTCACGATGGTCTCCTTCTTCTTTCCGGTTGTGGTGGTTTTCCGTGTTTTGCGTGGCGAATGCTTGTCGAAGGCCGGCAATAGTCCTTCCTTGCGGAGCTGGCCGAGAATGTTGCCGACTGTTTTCTGGCTCATGCCGAGCGCTTCGGCTGTTTCCTTGCCGTCGAACGTTTGTCCTTGGTCGATGCGTTTCTTGCAGTGCGCGAGGATGAGGTCTCGTTTCGACGGTTTCTCCGGCAGGTCCTGCGTGAGGAGTCCGGCCTTGCGTAACGCCCGCATTTCCGTGATGTCGAGTCCCTCTTCGCCCGACTCGTCGTAGATTTTTCTCAGTTCGGCGAGTTCCTCGAACGTGTATTCGTGTTTCAACGTTTTCCTTTCCTGAGTCTTTCGACCAATCGCCTGTTTTCGCGGATGAACTTGTCCACGTCGATTCCCTGCTGGGTGAGGGTCGGCTTGCCGGTGTCGACGCGTGCTTTCCCGTCGCTTTTGACGTTTGGATGGCTTTTGCACTGTGTCGCCGGAACGAACATTCCGTTTCTCATCTCGCCACCGTCCTCGTGTACTGGTGTGCTGTGGCCCAACGCTCGGCCACGTCACGCTCGTAAAGCACCGGGCGCCTGTCCTGCTTGCCTTCCGGCGGCTCGTCACCAATCTTCAAATATTTCGGCCCTTTGCCATTGCTCCGCCAATTGGCGAGAGTGCGGGGACTCATGCCGATCATCGCCGTGAACTCCTCCGGCCGAAGCAGGTCAGTCATTCGGCTTCTTCGGGCAGTAGCGTTCGATGAAATAGCGCTGTCCCTTGCCGGTCACCTTCGGCGTGCGGCTGATGGTCACGTGGCCGTCCGAATGCGTCACCGCCGTCTCCTTGATGCGGAACAAGCCCAAGTCCATCGCCTTCTGGGTCGGCACGTTGCGGTTCGAGCCGGACTTGCCGAAGAACCCATCATCGCGAAGAAGCTGAAAAAGCCGATTCTGGCCGATGTTCAGACCATTCTGGCGCAGCATCTTCGCCAATTCGCCGACAAGGCACGTGCCGTCCGAAGCGGCCACCGCGTCGGCGAACAAGGCTTTAGGCTCCAACACCTTGATTTGCGCGTCCTTTTCAGCGATCTGCCGATTCTTATGCTCGATGGTCTTCTGCGCGACGAGCACGGCCCTGGCCATGATGTCCTCATCCGAATCCGACTCGGACGTCGGGATGTAGCCGCCGGTTTTGCGGATGGACGGAAGGACCTCGTGAGTCACCCAACGCTGGAAGCGCTTGACGAACGCCTGCGCTTCCGGTTCTTTCACGTAGGCGATTTCACGGTTGAGGATTGAACGGTAAAGACCTGACTCGGTGAGAACTGTCATATTCTGCGTTCCACTGGGGGTACTCACTTCGTGTATACCCCTCTCGTCGTCATCGAGATTGCGGGCGAGGTTCGCGGCGTCGCGGTATCCGAGAATCTTGGCGATGTCGGATGCGACGAACATCACCTCGTCGCCATCGGCCAGTGCCCTGACCTTGTTGCCCTCGAACTCGAAAGGTTGGATTTCACTGCTCATTGGGTTTCCTTTGCTTGTGTTGCAAGTTGTGTGCCCCGTCCTGACGAGTGGATGGGGCTGAGTGGCTGGCATTGGAGTCGAACCGATGCCGTCCTTGGATTCCGAACGCCCCTTTGACTGTTGGAACGCAGACCTGAACTCGTTCGCGGTCGGTGGCGTGGCCGACGGCAACTGGCCGTCAGGCGGACTTGAAGGGGTTTGCAAACACCGGAATGCCTGCGTTTCTTGATAGAGAGAAGAAGATTTGGAATCCGTGGACGGGCGAACCGTCGCCCAGCCGAATGCGCCGACAGTGTATGTGAAGCAAGATGTGGTCGGCGCGTGGATAATAATCGATATTCAGTTATATGGTCCCGCCAGCCGACAATGGTGAACGTGGATGTCCGCGAAAACGTCCCAATTGGTTTGTTTTGTTGGACTGTCGGCTGGTGGGAAGTCTTTAATCTCGTGGCGCGAACCGTATGGTCAGCCATAGGCCGGTCAGGATGTAGATTCCGGCGACGAGCCATGCCATGTGCCTGTCGGTCACATGCCATGTGAAGAGCAGTGTCATGCTGCTCACGAATCCGATGATGGCGGCTGCGAACTTCAGACGGCGGAGCGTGTAGTTCGGCTTCGTGTTCTCCGCCTGTTCGCTGTCGTGCAGTTGGTCATGGCTGGTCATTTGTCTGCCTCCATTTCCTTGAGGATTCGATTGCATTCGCGGCGGACGCGTTGCACTTCGGTCTTGGTGAGGATGAAGCAGGTTGGGCCTGTCGATGTGCAGAAGACCATTCGCGCCATCGGCCTGCCGTCATGGGCGGTGAAGGACTGCATCTCGAATCCGCCGTCGTCCATCCAGCTCATCTTGTTGCTCCAATCTTGTTGGAGAGGTTGTAGGCGATGTCTTCGATTTCCGCCGAGGTGAAGTCCGCGAGGGTGACGTCTTGGATGCCGTCCACGAGACTGGCACTGCCATCCTCATGGAGGCGGATATAAAAGCCGCTTGATGCGAGCAGCAGGCATCCGGTCTCGTGGAGCGTCGGCGGTTTCGGCGGGTTGAGTAGTTGGCTGGTCATTTATGCGCTTCCTTGACGATCGTGTCGATGATGACGTCCACGAGGTCGGGCACGTCGATGTCCATCGGTCCGGTGATGTGGCCGAGGAATCGGCTCGCGTCGATTTCATCCCACTGTTCCGCGTATTGCGGGCGAATCATGTCGCCATGCTCGGCGAATTCGTCGAAGACGGCTTCCACGCAGGCCTTGCGCAGGTCTTTGTTGTAGGTCTTGCTGTCCATCGGATGCTCCTTTGGTGTGGATTTCAGGCTTTGAATTGTTTGATGCTGTCGATTGGCTGGATGAGGAGCATGACGAGGTTTTCAGGTCCCATGTCGAGCATGGATGCCGCTTTTTCGATTTCGTCCGTCGAGAGTGGCGTGTGGCCTTTGAGCCTGTTGTTTACGGCTCTTATTTCGAGGCCCCATGCTTTTGCTAGGTCTTTCGGTGTCTTGTCGTGTCTTGCGAGTTCCGCTTTGAGGTTTCTGGTGGCTGTTTCCGTCAGACCGGACATTCATCCTCCTCGATTCCCTGTTTGGCGAGGCATGTGCGCCAGTCGTGCCAGCCGGGGCCGCGCATGTGGCCGCACGGGTAGTGGTCGGGGGTCTTGGTCTTCTTGGTGCTCAACATCTCGTTTTTCCTTTCGACGGTTTTTAATATACGTAATTACGAAGTTTCTTGTATTCGTAATTACGTAGTCTTCACGATTTATGCACATATGACTACGCAATTAGCTATAATTTGAAGCATGGGAAGAAAAGCACAGGAGGTCACGCATTTCGCCAAGCAGGTCATGGACGAGTGCGTCAGGCTCCAAAAGCAAAGCGGCATGACCATCAAGGAATTCGCCAAGGCCTGCGGCTTCGGCGAGGTCTACTGGTACACGAGAGCAAACTACAGCCTCCCGCTCAACCTGAGTGACCTGGAACGCATCAGCGAAGTGACCGGCGTATCCATCGGAGACATCGTGATGGACTCCAAGCGCCATGCTGTCGAAGCCGCCGAGAGGAAAGCGCAGGCAGGCGGTTATGGTCTTGCCGCCTATAACGCTGCCGGCAAGCAGGAGGCCATCGATGGAGAGGCTGGGCCGGATTACGACGAGCCTGCCTGACCTGCCGATCGACCGGCGCATGACATACGGCGCCATGCGCCGCGCCATCATCGGTCTGCCCGTCACCGTGTCCAGCGCCATCCTGCCGGACGGACTATGGGGCTGCTACGACGCCGAGAATCATGTCATCCTGATTGATCGTCGGCTCACTTATACGGCGAAGCGCTGCACTTTGGTGCACGAGCTGTTGCATTGGCGGCACGGCGACATCGGCTGTTCGAACGATAGTTCGAAGCAGGAGCGACGGACACGAACGCAGACGGCCCTCACTCTCGTCAACCCCACCGAACTCGCACTACTCGAACGCATGTACGAGCACGAATGGCAGATCGCGAACGAGCTCGACATAACGACACAAGTCCTCGAAGACTACCGGCTAATCCTAGCCGAGCGAAACATCCAATGACCGGAACCTCGCCATTCGGCGAGGTTCTCGCATAGAATGACAGGAAATCAAGAGGAGGAAATGGAGAAA